AAGCACATTCGGCACGATCCACGGCCCAGCCGGCGCCTTCCTAGGCCGCATGGAGCGCGGCATCTCTTCTGCCGCGGCCGGCATTAGCGGTTTGGGTTCGACTAGTGAGCCCGCCACTTCTACCCTCGGTGATGCGCCTCCCCGAGCCGGGGCTGCACCAGTGGGGGTTGTTACGAAGGAGTTTCTTCCCGACTCCCAGCAAGATTGGCGGCTTGCTTACGATAGGTCGCAAGCGCGAGATGCTAGTTCTGAATTATCTCCCACGCTAAGAAACATGGTTCGCAACCCCCAACCCGCCAGAGGCACTGCGTCATCTGTCCCTGCCTTCCCCGACAATGACCGCCAACAGGAGGGTCCGCGGCAGAACGCCACCAACGCAGTCATGGGGGGTTCCAAGGTGAAGAAGATTCTGTGCCTTGACGAAGACGATCCTCTCTGTCTCCCGGGTGACAACAAATTTGTGAACACGGCGCAGAACCGCAGGGCGAGGGCGGTTGCGAGAAACCCCGTAATCCGTACATTGTTAGGGACTTAGATGGACACCATTGCATCTGATATTATAAAACGCTACGAGCAACTGAAGTCTGACCGCGGCACCTGGGAGTCGCACTGGGATGAGATTGCGGATCGTGTATTGCCGCGTTACGCCAACACCGCGCAAACCCCGACTCACGCGCTGACCCGCGGACAGAAGCGCACAGAGAAGATGATTGATTCCACCGCCGCGATGGGTCTGGAGAGATTTGCAGCGGTGATGGAGAGTATGCTGACGCCCCGGAGCCAGAAGTGGCATCGGGTGAGGGCATCCAATCCCCTCCTGATGAAGGACCGGGATGTGAAGCTGTGGTTTGAGGACAGCACCAACAGGCTGTTTAAGTATCGCTACGCCCCCGCGGCCAATTATGCCAGCCAGCAGCATGAGGTTTATATGGGGCTGGGTGCGTTTGGCACCGGGATCATGCACACCGACTTCGATGACAGGGGCGGCCTTCGTTATGCCGCAACCGATCTTCGGGAGTTGCTGTTTGAGTTGAACCACCAGGGTGTGGTGGATACCTCATACCGTAAGTACACATTGACGGCTCGCCAGATGGTGCAGCGTGTAGACGCTGATCGATGGGATAAACTCCCAGACGCCGTGACCTCAGTAGTTGAGAAGGAGCCCGAAAGGCGGTTTGAGGTTATCCATTGTGTGCGTCCCCGCATTGAGGTTGAACCAGATCGGATAGATGCTCGGGGGATGAGATTCATCTCGTATTACATCTGCATCGAAGGCGCGATGGTTGTGAGCGAGGGTGGCTACAATACCTTCCCCTATCAGATATCCCGGTATGTCACGGGCCCTGGAGAAATCTATGGGCGGTCGCCGGCGATGATGGCGTTGCCGGCTATCAAGGTTTTGAACGAGCAGAAGAAGACGATGCTCAAGCAGGGCCACCGCGTCGTTGACCCCGTGTTGCTGTCCCATGACGATGGCATTCTCGACACCTTTAGTCTTGAACCCGGGTCCATGAACCCAGGTGGCGTGTCCGCAGATGGCCGCGCGATGGTGCATGTGCTTCCCACGGGCAATTTGGCGGCCGGCCAGGAACTGATGGACATGGAGAGGTCCACCATCAATGACGCATTCCTTGTGTCCCTATTTCAGATTCTCGTAGAGACCCCGACGATGACTGCTACGGAGGTTCTTGAGCGGGCGCGTGAGAAGGGCCAGTTGCTGTCCCCAACGATGGGCCGGCAGCAGTCTGAAATGCTCGGGCCGATGATTGAGCGCGAGATGGACTTGCTGATGCAGCAGGGCAAGCTGGAGCCTATGCCACCCCTGCTGATTGAAGCAGAGGGCGAGTTTGAGATTGAATACGACAGCCCCCTAAGTCGCTCGCAGCGGTCTGAGGAAGCGGCCGGCTGGCTGCGGACCCTTGAGGCGGCTATCGCATACGCCAACACCATCCAGGACGTATCTGTTCTGGATCAGTTCGACACTGACGTTATCTACGCGCAGTTGGCTGAGATCAATGCCGTCCCGGCATCGTGGATGCGTGGGGCTGATGAGATAGGCGAGATTCGTAAGCAGCGGTCCCAGCAACAGCAGCAGCAACAGATGATTGAGGCCGCCCCGGCGGCCGCGGGGATTATGAAGCAGCTGGGTAGTTGATGAATGGCACATGAAATTTCAGTCACCTTCCCCGTTAAATCAAAGTCTGGAAAGACTCTGTGGGTCAATGCTTCATCTGTTAACCCAGATGATCCAAATGGCCCACCGTTTACTGAGGATCAGGTTAGGGATCGCGTCATTAGTGGTGTTCAGAAAGCCCATAGCATTAGCAATAGTCTGAAAGAGGCAGAGGTTAAAGCTGTCGCTAGGTCTAATGTGGGTATGGACACCCCAGTAGCAGACGTTCTGTTGGGAAAGTTTATGGATAAGTGATGTTTAACGTCAAGGACTTTCTCGTAACCCGCGCACAGGCGTATCGCCATGTGTTCTCCGGGGTTTATTCGGAGAAGGTTCTTGATGATCTTGCAAAGTTTTGCAGAGCAAACGAACCCACGTTTCACAAAGACCCTCGCGTTGAGGGCGTACTACAAGGCCGTAGGGAAGTTTGGTTGCGAATTACCAAGCATCTCAACATGACTCAAGAAGAGTTATGGGCTCATTTTAACCCAACACAGGAGAAGTAAAACATGTCCGAAGACCAAGGGTCTGTATCAACAGGCAACCCGGAAGCAACGGAAGCCTCAACACCCGCCCCCGTTATAGAAGCCTCGGAGACTGTCTCTAGTGGGCCCGACACGGGGTGGTTCGACTCCATTCAAGACGCTGATATGCGTAATTGGGCGACCAGTAAGGGGCTGCAAAATGGCTCTTACGAGAACGTCCTGGGGAGTTACCGCAATCTTGAGAAGCTCATGGGCGCCGATAAGGCCGGCCGCACTGTGACGTTGCTCGGGGATGACGCGACTGACGCCCAGCGCAACGAGTTTTACGGCAAGCTAGGCCGCCCAGAGACTGCGGCTGATTACGGCCTCGCTCCCCCGGAAGGACAGAACGGCGACTTCGCGGAATGGGCCAGCAACGTGTTCCACGGGGTTGGGTTATCCAAGGTCCAGGCCGAGAAGGTTGCAGAGGCGTGGGATGGTATGCAAGCCACCCAGCGACAGGAAACGGTGACCAAGGCAGAGGTTTCTTCGGCAGATGCCGTAGCCACACTCAAGAAGGAGTGGGGCGCCGCTTATGACCAGAAGGTCGCCGGGGTTGAGGTCGCCGCCGGCAAGCTGGGCTTAACCGAAGATCATCTTGGTGGTTTACGGAGTGCCCTCGGTCCTGTCGAGGCCATGAAGTTCATCGACATGTTGAACGGGAAAATGGGGGACCACAATTACGACAGCGGAGAGCCTGTGGTTTCTGGTGCCATGACCCCGGAGCAAGCCAAGACTGAGTTGAACGCGCTGTCATCGAACGGTGAGTTTATGACCGCGTGGCTTTCCAGGAGCCACCCCGGTCACAAGGACGCCGTCGCCAAGAAGTCGGCCCTTGCCAGACAGGTGTCGGGTATAGAGGCGTGAAGCAAGAACGCCTAGAGGCACTGAAACTGGCATGTTCCGTTGGGGGAGACAACCCTGGTGGGATCGTCAACAGGGCCGCTCAGTTTGTGAGGTTCATCTCTGAGGGTGAGGTACCCGAAACTTTAGAGGTTGTCTCAGAAGTGAAACGTGATAAAGCCGGATGCTGTGGAAAGAGAGCCCGGGGGCGTCCAAGGAAGACCCCCGTGGTAACAATTGGATAGGAGGCGATGGCGGCTAGTACCGCTACCCTTTATCTCAAGAACACAGGAACGGCGGAAATAACCCCTGTTGCCCCCTTGCAACATATGTGTCATATATATCACAGAGCGCACCATGGTGGTGTCGAAAGGGTCCGCTGATAACCCATGCTGGGCCAGTACATGACCTGAGTAGTGGCCCCGAAATTCTCGGATAAGCCTTTAGCTTCTTGTTCTTAACCGACAGAAGGAAGGCTATTCCCATGTCTAACGAAATCCTAGACTGGTCTGTAATAGACTATAAGTCTACGGTAGAACACCTGCTTCAACAGCGTGGCTCGAAATTCCGTATGAGTGTGATGGAAGACAGCTACCAGGGGAAGTCAGGTGCTGCCGTAAACCAGCTGGGCGCAGTCACGGCGCAAGCCAGGACTACTCGCCACGCTGACACCCCGTTGATTGAAACTCCCCATGATAAAAGATGGGTTTATCCCACCGACTACGAATGGGCCGATTTAATTGACGATCAGGACAAACTTCGCATTATCGCTGATCCAACCTCGCCGTATGCGATTAACGGCGCGATGGCAATCGGTCGTGCGGTGGATGACCTCATCATCACCGCGGCGACGGGAACTTCCCTGACCGGCGAGGATGGCACGACCTCGACCTCGTTCCCCGCGGGTCAGACTGCCTCAACCACCTCCGGTGGTCTGACGGTTGTCAAGCTGCGTGAAGCCATGCAGTTGCTGATTGCCGCAGAGGTTGATGTCGATAACGAGATGCTGTACTGCGCCATCGGCGCACAACAGCATGACGATCTGCTTGGTGAGACTCAGGCCATCAGCCTTGACTTCACCAATCAGCCGGTACTCGTTGAAGGTCGCATAAAGTCCTTCATGGGCTTTAACTTCATCGACAGCCAGCGTCTGGCGCTTTCCGGCACTGACCGCACGGTCATCTGCTGGGCCAAGTCCGGCCTTCACCTAGGAGTTTGGGGCGATCTGACGGTCCAAATTTCTGAACGCTCCGACAAATCTTACTCCACCCAGGTCTATGTGAAGGGCACCTTCGGCGCCACTCGGGTTGAGGAAAAGAAGGTCGTCGCAATCACTTGTTCTGAAGCATAGGAGGGTTTGAACAATGACTACTAAACTCTCAGCAGAAATCACGAATTTTGAGGCTTCCCCTCAAGTCGTGAACAAGACGCAGAACTCGGGTGGTCGCGTCCGCGTGGCCCAGGGCACCGTTGCCTTGGCTACTACGGATATCGACGACAACGACATCATCCACATGGCTGTCCTCCCCGCGGAGGCTTCCATCGTCCACATTTGGTTGGGCGCGGATGACATGGATAGTGGGTCACCGACGTTGGCCTTCAATCTTGGCGTTTACACCACCGCGAAAGTTGTCAGCGACGAAGACGCCTTCGCTTCTGCTATCACTCTGGGTCAGGCGGCGTCCACGGTCACTACGGACTACGCCAACGAAGCCCGCAACATCAACGAAGTCGGGCAGAAGTTGTTCCTCGACGCCGGTGATACCGTGGCTTCGCACGACAGCTTGTACTACATCTCCCTGACTGTCTCCAATGTTGCCGCCACCGCGGTCGCTGGTGATATGTCCTGGATCATTGAGTACGTCATAGACTAAAAAGGCCGGGGGCGGTCTACAGTGGGCTGCCCCCGGTTCTTTGTTCGACTGAAGGAGTGACTATGGCTGACGCTGTTAGTATCTGCAACATTGCGCTTCAGAAAC